CTTTTAGTTAGTGTACGACGCTCAGATGCGATTTCAAAAATATTCGCAAAAATCAGAGTGAGGCGGACCTCAAACTTCATTTCCTTATATTGTTAAAGGTATAAGTGTAAAGGGAGTTACTAAGTCCCCTGGGCTAGTGAAGCTTTAACTTCGGTTACAGTTTCAACTGCACCCTCCATTCGTTGAGTGGAGATCGTAGACCGTAAAACACGGGAATATTTTTCCCATTGTCTTATCAGTTCCAAATTACTTAATTTGGTCTCTGTAACGGCTCTCTGGAAAATCTCCTTAGGTAAGGGAACATCCGCAAGGCTGTCCTGAAGTTGGTAGTAATCATTAACTACCCCCTCAAGAAATTCCATAGATTCACCGCTAGGTCTAGCAATGTAGTCCTCGATTTTATTCTTTAGGTCTCTAATAGATGTTATACAGTCAAAATAACAGTCTCGATATACAGTATTGCATAGAGAATCAATTACATAGTAATAGACATCTTTATCCAATAGCTGCACCTCGACAACGGCTGAGCCGTTTCACTGTCTTTGACCTCTATCAGGGTCTAACCCAAATAGGTCTATTTTTCGGGCCCCAGGTTCGGATCTTTTTACAGTTCCATAATACTCTCGATCACGGTTCACAGTAGTTATCATTTTACAAAATGACAGCACTTGTTCCATCGGAGTACTATTCAGTCTGTCAAGAATTCGAGTTAACTCATTCTTAACGAAAAGCGATATGAAAATATTCACTTTTCCAGTTGTCCATGTATAACTACTTTTAAGACCTCGCAAAGCGAAGTATTTAGGTAGGGACAAAGGCTGAGGACCAAAAGGTGAAAAATAAGCCAAAATCCGGTGTCTTAACCGCTGTCCAAGTTTCATAAGAGAACCTTGCGCGGAAGCTTTCGCTTTATATCCAAATCCCCAAAGGGTTAGATATTGGGCTAATGAAAGGTGGTATTTATTTACCATCTCGAGAGCGGCGGCCAACATTTGTCGGCCTACCCAGTACTCCGAAAAGGGTACTGGAGAAACGTCGTTTCCTTTATGGAAAGTTCGTTTAGCAAACTCCAAGGTTAATCCATCTCTGGACACCAAGGATTTCGCCAAACCTATTTCTACCCCGTATCGGTCCATTAAGACTCGATATTCATTAGCTACCCTCTCGTTGGCGATAACAATGTCATCACCAAGAAGAGCGTAGTCCTCAAACCAGTCTCCTGGTTGAGTTACCCCCGCGTTAACAGCTGCCTGTTGAACTATTACATGGTGAGTAAAGGCAAGCATGGCCCATGAGCTTAAAGCGCCCATGGGTTGGCCTGTTCCATAAACCACTTGTCCGGAGTATTTCCGTTTCCCTACTTTTGTTTTGTAGTGATACGGACGTCCGACAAGTAACTGTGCCCACAACGTTGCCCCGTATGACGTCAATACTCGTGAGAGTAAAGACATCTGCAGGACAAGTGGTAGGCGATCAGTTGCTGCACTCAAATCAAAAGAAAAGAAGGGTTTCCCCTTACATTTCTCTAAGAGCCGTTTTACCGGTCTCATTTGATCTGTAGTCCCATCCTGAGGAATTAAATCTAATACCTCGAATAGGGCGTCGTGTAGCGGTTTCAAGAGCCACTGGGTAAACGGATCTACGTAAGCGAAGACCCGTAATTTACCAGCTGCCTCTTCCTTAAATCCTAAGTGACCTAACGACCGGGCGTATACTTGTCCAATGACGGTATACATGCTCTTAAAAAGAACTCCCGAAGGTAGGTTACCAGAGGACCAAGGAATGAGCACTTTACGCCATTCATCTAGTCTATTAAGGAGCCATTGGTTTCCTGTGGCTTTGCACCAAGGATCTAAACTAGATTCTTTGTACAAAGGTTGCTCGAACCAGCAGGCCACTGCTGCTAGAATCCCCGCTGGGCTAGTGCTCAAAGGCGATCGGTCATCTTTCGAAAACCGAATTAGACCAGCAGCGGAACTCGCCTTACTTATCGTAAAGGGAGTAGCCCGTAGGCTCTTTAATATTCCAAACGGTTCACCTAAGTTCTGACCGATTTTAGTATCGTCAAAACCTCTCATTTTCTCCATAGAAGGCCAAAAGCCCTCATAGAGGAACTGAGAAAAAGGAACAAGAGACATAGGATCCATTTTAGACGGATCTATAATTGTTTTCAAGTTGAATTTATAAGGCATTTCTAATACCCTATAAATCGAAAACAATGTGGCCCATAATTTAATTATAAGCCACTCTCCCCGTCGGATTCTAGCTCGATGTAAGGCAGGAATTACTTTTGGTAACCCCGCCTTGTTTCTGGCAAAACGAACTTTTAACGGATTCATGTTGTTAAGTCTGTCCCTTCCACTGGCTTGCTGTAAAATTACATAACAAGCCTTCAGATATATGATTAATCCGGTAACACCGGATTTCTGAATATGTTTAAAGCAGAAGGCGCAAAACACAACTATAACTTGTACTAGACCCTTACTCATACCTAAACCAGTTAATCGAACCATTCTTAAAAGATGGTTGACTAACGGCCGCCCCAATTTTACTTGGAGCATGGCACCAACTGGTTTAACCGTATCTAATATCCTTATATATAAGGGGCTCTTTTGTAAAGATCCCTTATTGGAACTACAAACAGCAGAGGTACTGAAACCTCTGGGTTTCCCTATGTTTTTGGGAGCGGGTTTTACAACCCTAACCTCCTGACTAGGCTGTACCCTGTCTCCAGGGTTAGTCAGTCTGATAAATCTAAAGTATAGATCCTTCATAATTCCCCAAACTTTGGAGAATCCGATAACGAATTTCCATATGACGAGTAATGCAGAGACTCCGTAGAATAAATTCGACGGAGCATTGATCACAAGCGTCAATAGTCCCTGTAAATTAAAATAATGTATCATAGATAACATTATTGAAAGCATTAAAAAAGCGTTCATCGGCACATTGAGTTTTTTATATTTTACTCTTATCCTGACCTACCATATAAGCGATTATGGACGGTACTCCCTCCTGTTCTTCAGAGGGCTCCGTCTAACGACCTTACTTAGGTAAGTGTCCAACACCTTCCGTATCTTGTTCCTCCTTTTGAGAGGGATAGTTTCCGGTATAAACGTTGGCAGGCATTTCGATGTCTCACCACCAAATGTGTTGTTTCACGACCCCCCGTAAGCATGCGTTTCGTCGGGCCCCTTGCGGGACACCTTCAACGAGTAGGTTACGAGTAGCGAAGTTACTCCTGATCGGCCAGTGATTCCATCACCCTTTCGGGCGCCTATTTATAGGTGTAAGTAAAGATATTATTAAATATCACTTTAGTTTCCTTTAGTAATAAGTTGACTTAGGTCATCCAAATTGGACTTCAGTTTTCCCTAGACGCAGTGCGTTGTCGGGAGCTGCAGCCACCCTTAGCAGGGTACTCGGATGAGAATTAGGCTTCTCTTGTTTTGAAACTAGTGAAAATATCCATAGGTCTTGCGACCCTTAGGACTTCGCCCCGACCGTCCCCATCACTGGGTTGGGCTCCTTTAGGAGACTCCAAATACGGACAATTTCGATACGAAATGACGTAACGGAAACAGTGCTATCCGCCCTCGCAAGTACTTCACTTCCTATTTAAGGAAAGTAATAAATTAATTTTTATCACTTCCCAACGGAAGGAGCGGTTCAGGAAAGGGGGATAGGTTGAATACCGATCGGTTAATACGTTCTAGTATATCTCATTATGTACCCATAAGAGACCTAGTACGTCAATTCCGTCGTATTTAACAAATGGGGATTGTCCCCCCGGCTGTGGTAGTAAGCCACAGCGAGAGGGACCCCAAATATAGATAATATACGAAACCGACGCAGCTAAGTTGCTATTTTTGTCTAGCAGACAGGAATTCAGATGAACGGGATTTTACCCACGTACAGCTGCCAATATGGTAGTTGGATCCCTCTTTCGAG